CGTTAGCGCCCCGCTCTGTAATCAGCCCGAAAGGAACCTATGGGTTCCGGCCGATCGGCGCCGGTTGTGGCGGCGCGGGCATACGAAAAAGGCCCGCCGGGGTGGGCGGGCCTTCGTAAAACGCAGTTATCAGATATTGACGTTATGCCAATGCAATGGGCCGGCTGTCAAGCCCCTCGCCCCAGGGCGCACGCGGCACCGCTGGATCTGTCACCACGAACGACAGCGGGCGGCACGACAGCTGGAACGCCAGCAGCTGCAGCGCATCCCACCAGCGCTGATACAGCCGCCGGTTCTCTGCCATCGTAACCGGGCTGCTCATCCGCTGCAGCGGGCAGTGATGCCCCATCTTGCCCTGCACGAACATCGTTACCGCTTCCTGTTCGGGCCGCTCCCAGCGCAACGGCGCCAGCCACCGCGCCGGCGCGCTGATCCCGCCTGGCGCTTCCCCCGATCGGCCACAGTCTGTCACCAGCGCCCGTTGATCGTGCGGCAGCTGCACCACCAGCACAGCCACCAGATCGGCCACCGGATCGGTGTAATCCTTGCCGCGGCTGCCACCATCCACCTGGCAGCCCATCGCCGCGATCCGCTCCACCGCCACACAGCCATCGCCGCTCACCCCGCGCGGCTTACCCGTGATGGCTTCTGCCTCAATGGCGAACAGCCCCGCAAACACATCACCCGCCCGCTGTTCAGCCAGCGCCCAGTGCACCAGCGCATCGATTGCCACCTTGCCACCAGCCCACGGCCGGCCCTGATCGCTCACCTTTTCACTCATGGGACCATCCTTTCATCATCGGGATGATCATTGATCAATCATCCCACACTTAAAACCACTACACTTCAACAGCTTAGAAACCCTTTGGGACTTTAGGGATGATTGGGATGATTATTTCCAATGCACATAAGAGAATTCTCTTTGCCCCTTGGCTTTCTCACCCTTCACCCGCGCACACACGTTAGGCGCGAAACATCATCCCTATCATCCCACGCTTTGAAATCATTCGGGAAAACCCTCCCACGATGGTCCCGCATTGGGATGATCATCCTCCCAATCATCCTTTATCCCATCGATCCGGGGTCCAAGGGCCTCGCGCCGGATGGCTGGCAAGCCCTCCCGCTCCACCACGAACGCGCCTTCCTCCCGCACCAGGCGCAGCCCCAGGTAATGGACCGTGCTGGACTGTATCGATTTGAACCCCTTGTTTCGCATCGCCGCGCCAAAGCCCTTTTGGCTCCACGGCTTTTCCCCTTCGAACAGGCACCACGCCGCATAGACGCGATACAGCGCGGTGGACTGCACCCGCGCCGCGGGATCGATCACCGTGCCCAGGCGCAGGAATCGCGCCAGCGGATCGCGGGTGTCGCGCATGTCGCTGGTGGCGGCCATCACCGCTTCCACGTTCGGCAGCCCATCGCAGGCCCAATCGGTCAACCCGCGCAGCAAATGGTTCAGGATGCCGCTGGCCTCTGCCATCAGCTTGGGCACCAGCCCATCATCGCGTTCGGCTTCCGGGATCGACACATCCCATGGGCACACCCGCACGCGCCGCCAGATCGCCGCATCATCGGATAACTGCGGCTCCGGGTTCATGCTCACCAATATCTTGAATTCCGGCACAAAGCGGAAAAACGGCTTGTTCAGCTGCCGCGCCGGCAGCGGTTCGCCGCCCGTCACCAGCTTCACCATCGCTTCGGCAAAGGGCACGTTGCGTGGCGGCTCACTGGTGCGCACCAGGCGCTTGCGGGGCAGTTCGGCCAGGTCAGGGCTGGGCGAAGATCCGCTGCGCACCTTTTCATCCATAAAAACGGCGATATTCACGGTGATGGCATAATCGCCCCACATCCGGCCCAGCACATCGGCCCAGGTGGATTTCCCGTTCGCCCCCAGCGCGCCGTGGCAGATCACGAATTTCTGTTCGCCGGTGTCGCCCGTCATCGAATAACCGGCATAAGCATGCAGGAACGCCCGCACCATCGGATCAGGCTGCACCCGGTTCAGGAACGCATCATAAAGCGGGCTTTTCGCCTCTTGATCATAGATCACCGGCGCCAGCATGGTGATCAGATCCTCCCGCCGATGCTTGCCATGCCGCACCGTCGCGCCCACGCCCTTCACGCGGGTGAAATACAGCGTGCCGTTCATCAGGTTGAACGCCATCGGGTTGGCATCCAGATCATCCATCCGCACCGCCACCAGGCTGGCGGCCAGCTGGGCAATGGCGGCGATCTTGGCCGCACTTTCCGATGTGCGCCCCCATTGCGCCAGCTTGTCACTGGCCAGCGTGATGCTGTCTTTCGTGGCCTTCACCACCGGATCAGGGCACGGCCCCAGCGCATCCACGGCGGCATCCAGCTGATCATCATCGATATCGCGTTCTTTGTGGCGCTGCCGCAATTCCTCGCGCTTGGCTTCCCACGCCTGGCCGGCCTGATGCCGCGCCGCGGCTTCGAACTGGATGGCCCGCACCGTATCGAACACCGAATCCATCAACCGCGTGTCGGCATCATCGCGGCTCCACCGCCGCCCATCCCACGCCAGCCAGCCAATTTCGGCGCAGTGCCGATAATCTTGCCCGTGCCGCAGCTGCCAGCGTTCGGCGTTGCCCAGATCGGTGAGCGGCAGAAACCCTGCCTGCCGGTCCGCCCCCTGCTGTTCCGGGGATCGTTCGGCTGAACCTCCCATCTGGGACCATTGGCGGGCTTGGCTTCCAGCCAAGGGGCCGGGGGCACCCGCCATCACTTCGGCCGCCAGGGCATCCAGGCCAGCCCCGGCTTCGATCACATCATCACTCACAGCCCACCCCCGATCGCGTGAACCCCTTCACGCGCCGCATCGTTGAAATCTTTGCCCCACGCCGGGCGCAGCGCCCGCGGCGCGGCCCCGGCCCGCCGCCAGTGCTGGGTGGCCAGGGCGGCGCACACTTCGGCGCGCTCCCGCTGGCCCAGCACGGCTTCCCGCACTACGCCGCCGGCCCGAACCTTCACCTTGATCGGGCTCATGTCGGCATCGATGCCGATCACCACATCGCGGGCATGGCGCACCAGGAACGGCGGCCGCGCGGCATCGGCCGCCACCGGCAACAGCAGCGCGCCCAGATCATCGCGCAGCGCCCCGCCCTGCAGATTGTCCAGGCTCAACACGGCCGCCACGCTGCGCGCCTGCATCACCTGGCCCAGCGCCCAGGCGCTTTCGATGCCTTCACCGATCACCAGCGGGTTCGAACCCACCGCCCGACACAGCCACACCGCACCGCCACCCACGCGCCCGAACATCTTGCGCGTGGTTTTCAGATCGGCCTTGGCCCGGCCATCGGCCGTCAAATAGGTCACGTGGCAGGCTGGCCACGGCCGCCCATCGGGGCCACTGATCGGTGCGATCATGGCGGGCCGGCGCGGCACATCTTCATCGCTGCCGCCGATCGGCCATGCCCGCACCGGGCAATCCGCCAGGAACATCAGCCCTGTTTGCAGCGCGCCGGGCAGCGCATAAGGATTAAGCCCGCGCGCCCACAGCCATTGTTCCACGATCGTGCCCGCCGCTGGCACGGCACCGGCCAGGATGAACCGCGCCACTTCGGCGGAATCCACCGTTTCGGGTTCCACCAGTTCCCGCGCCGGCCGCGCCACCTGCGGCGCACTGGCCCGGCGGTGATCGTCACCCACCAGCGCCCGCGCCGCGGCCAGCGGGCCATCATGGCCGCCGGCCAGCTGTTCGAACTTGATCACATCGCCCGAAAGCCCGCAGCCGTGGCACTTCCACAGCCCATCCTTCACCTTGGCCGAAAACGGGCTGGATTTGGATTTCGCGCCCGCGCCGCACAACGGGCAAGCCCCGCGCGCCGCATCGCCCCGCGCCCGCAGATTCCCGCCACGTGCCCGCACCGCTTCGATGATCGAAACAGCGCGGGCGCGGGCAAAAATGTCATCTGGCGCTGTCACTTGGGGGCAAACTCCCGTGGCGCACGGCGGCGCGGTTCAATTCAGCAGTGTGAAAATTCAGGTGGTGCGGATTTCGCCAGCCACCGGCGCGCGGGCGATCGTCACCCGGCATTCAAAACCATCAGGCAGCGGCACCACCCGGAACGTGCCCACTGGGCCCAGCTGCACCGGATCTTCCCGGCCCCGCTCCACCAGCGCATCATAGGCCCGCGCCACGTTAAGCCGCGCATCGCGCCAGGCATCAGTGGCCGTCATGCCCCCACCACCCGCAGGTTCGGCTGTTCGGCTTCAAGCGGATCGCCCGAAGCCCGGCCGCCGTGCGCCAGAGGCTGCAGGCTCAATTCAATGCTGCCCAGATAACCAAAGCAATCGGCCACCAGCTGTTCCCAATCGCGGCCCAGATAATGCACCGGCCGCCACTGCAGCAGCTTGCGCAGATCACCCACATCGCAAAGCGTGGGTTTCGCCGCCAGCGCCGCCAGCGCGCTACGCATCGCGCGCGCCCAACCCGGCACCGTAACCGGCACCTGCGTGCCATCGCTTAACAGCACGTTCATGCCGCCACCTTTGCCGGGTTGATCACGCCTGAAATCCATTCCGCCCACTGCCCGGCGCTGGCGGCGCCCAGGCGCACGCCGGCCAGCCCGCCATCGCGGTACAGGGCCAGCGTGGGCACGCCCTGCACATTGGCCGCCAGCGCCATGCCTTGGCATTCATCCAGTTCTGCCAGCAACACCGGCACGCCGACGATCGTCCTAGCCAGCGCCACCGCCTCGCCTTCGGCCTTGCGGCACGGCGGGCACCAGCTGGCGGTAAAAATCACCACCACCGGGCCGGCAATGCCAATAGCAAGCGGCAGCGTGCGATCATCCACCTGGCGCAGTGATGCCGGACGGTTCATGCCTTGGCCCTTTCGGTTTCGATGCCCAGGGCCGGGATGCCAAACACCCGCAGGCCCTTTTCGCGGCGCACCGCGATCAACCCATCGCGTTCGAGCCGGCGCAGAACATCGCGCACGCCTTCGATGCTAGAAACATCGCAGGCCGCCCAAAAATCTTCATTACTGGGCGAAGGATGCCCGCCAAGCGCAGCGGCCTTGATCTTTTCAAACACCACATCGGTGGCAAGCCGGCGGGCCTTTGGTGCTGCTGCAGTGCCAGACTTTGGCGCCACCAGCAGCGGCCACGCCGCTGGCACTTCCCGGCCCGTTCGCACTAGGTGCCATTCCCATCGGGCATCGCCCGATGGCGCCGCCGCCTTCCACGCCGCGATCAGCAACTTTGCACCCACCAGCGCCTGCACCCGCTGGCCCACCACATCATCCACTAGGTACGTCATCGCCACCGGGCCGATCATTTGGCGCGCGCCAGGGCGGGCATGGCCCACCCACTTGTTTAGCCAATCAATGCTGCCGATCATCACCGGTTGGCTCAGAACAGGATCAAAGGCGCCATCCGGCATCACAACACACCTTTTTCAAGTTGATCTGCAGCCGCACGGATTGCTGCCGTTTTGGCCATCACATTGTCGCAATCGACAATGATGCGGCGGTGATTGCTGGCACCGCCGGCCATCACCGCCAGCCCAGCCAATAATGCCGCCGATTCCTTTGAAAGTTCGGCGATAGCCGACAGCGGATCGATGCCGCCCAACTGTTCCACCGGCACCAACGCGAAGCCCGCTTCAGCCGCCAGATGCGCCAGCAGCTGCACCGCACCGGCATGGCCACGTGTCACCGCCATAAGATCGCGCAGAGCATCCACCGGCAGCCAGCGATCCGGCTGATTAATGCAGCCTGCAGCTGCGAGTTGCGATTTACCGACACGGCACAACCGGGCCGCCATTTCGCAGCCGTCTGCCGCCTCCACCAGCGCCCGCGTGGCCCGCTTTAATGCCTGATCCCGCGGCTGCATCGCCGCACTATTCGGCATGCTCATTTCCGCATCCATGCGGAAAATTCACTGATCTTTCCGCATGACATTACAGGCAATGAACGCGAAATCTGCCGGCCATGATGCACACCACCCCGAAGCAACAGATCGAACCGGCAATCGGTGGGCGCGGCCACTTCCAATGCCGAACCCACCGACGCCCCTGCAGCCGCCAAGGTCGCGGCGTGGCCAGCTGGCAGAAAAATTTGGGTGGCGGGCGCCAGGGAGAATTCCACACGCCCGCCACCCGCCGCGCCGGGGGCCTCAAATGGGGGGGTAAAGCCCCCGCGCGGAAACTGGATAATCTGGGCACTCACGCTGCAGCCCTCGTCACATCATCGATACCCAGCCCAACCAGGAAATCCGCCGGCAGCGGGTGGCCCAGTTCATCGGCCAACGCCTTAACACGCAGCAGAAAGGCCGCCGGCACACCGCGGCGCCGCCAATTGTTGGCGCGAGTTGGGGACACCTGCAGGCGGGTGCACAACGTGCGCGGGCCAATGGCATCCAAAACCCGGTGATGGCTATGCAGGTCGTTCATGCCCACAAATATCCACGCAGCGTGGTTTTTTGTCAACCCGGCATCGCAAATGGCGCACACTGCCGCAATTGCGTTAGGCGTTGACGCGTGGATATCGCATCACGCCTTCGTTCTTTGCTAAAATCCAGCGGCCTATCGCAGGCTGAAGTGGCGCGGCGCGCTGGCATCAGCGCCACTAGGTTTAACAATTATGTTTCGGGCGATCGCATACCGGATAACCAGATGCTGGATCGAATCGCAGCGATCCTGGGCACCGATGCCGATCAACTGAACGGCGCGACAGAAAGCCTTTCCACCGTACTGGCTGGCATCCTTACAACGCTGTTTCGCTTGAATGGACTGCCCCCGGAACGGGGCGCCTTAATGGCTGAAGTTGCTGTCGAAGCGCTTCGAGCAATTCGATCTCTGCCAGACGATGGCGATGCTGAATTGCGCTCTCGCCTGGCGGCGCAGATTGCCTGGCAGCAGCACACCGGGCCAAAGCCCCAGCTATAACCTCATCATAGTTCATGGGCACGGCACACCCTTGCATCAGCTTCGTCACGGCATAGAACATTATGCGAACAAAGCTGTGTAGGATAGCGCCTTAATGCTTGCTTTGCTGACAGCGTAACGCTGATCAATTTGTTCCGCATTCGTTCAAATTCGTAAAATTTACAGTTCACACATACCCGGCCCGCGCCGCGCGCCGGGCCAGCATCTTCACTTATCGTGGATGTCAGTGGTTGACAACAATCCACTGTGCGTGGATTATGCGCCCTCCACAACGGAAGGGCTGATGCCATGTCATCTGTGTTTGAATTTTTCTCTGGCGGCGCCGGGCTGGCGCTGGGCTTTGTCGGCGGCGTTGGCGCGATGATGCTGCGCCGCGACACCCGCCGCGATGCGCTGGCCACCGCGCTAGATCTGCAGCGCAACTATGCTGCGCAGCTGCGCGCCAGCCTGCTGGCCCACAGGAACCAGCTGCTGAACTATGGCGCCGGCAGCCTGCCCGCCATCCCCAACGCCCCGCCCGCGCGCAACGCCGCCGGATGGACGGCTGCCAGCCTTGATCGCATTGCGGATGCGCTTGCCCCGCCAACGGCCACCGCCGGTGATTTTCTGGGCCTGCCGCCTGATCTGGCCGCAGCCACGATGCGCAAACGCGCCCGAATGGCAGCCGGCAACATTGAGCCCGCCGGCCACCAGGCCGCCGCCTGATTTCAGTTGAAGCGGCGGGACAACCCCGCCGCCGCCGGGGGTGGTTTCTATCTTACACCCCCGGCACCCTTTCCCTTATCATCACGGGCCATCTTGATGACTGATCAACGCCAGGGCGTCACTAAAACCCAGCACAAGATGCTGGATCTGTTGGATGCCCGCACCCCGCTGTGGAACATGGGCAGGATCGACGAACATGCTGCGCGCCTTGATCGCGAAGCATGCCGCGATCGGCCCGATTTTCTGATGATGGCCGCGCTGGCCCTGCATCTGGCTGAACGCGCTGCGGTGGCCGCCACCACCTGCAAAGTAGTGGGCGCCAATATCGATCAGGTGCAGCCGTGAAGTTGCGTTCAAATCTGATCACCATACTGGGGCGGGTACACAACCCAAGGCTGCGCGCGCATCGGTTCCGGTGCCAAGGCTGCGCCAAGATCATTGGCGATGGCAGCGATATCATCATCGAACGCCGGGGCAGTTCGTCCCACGGATATCATCAGCCCTGTTTCACATCGGTGGCCGGCCACGCTGCTGCCAGGCGCGATCACGAGCGCGCCGCATGAACCTGTTCCCCAATCTGCCGGCCGCCCTTAGCCCTGCCACGATCGGGAACACCCGCCTTTCGCCGGAGCAAGCCGCCCAGCGCGGCGCCGGTAAATCTGCTTTCGCCAAGGATGCGCTGAACCGATATGACACGATCGATCCCCGCGCCGTGGCCGCCCTGCTGCCGCACTTGGCCCCGCGCACCCGGTTCATCGAACCCTGCGCGGGCAAGGGCGATCTGGTGCGCCAACTGCAGGCCGCCGGGCACCTGTGCGTGTCGGCTTTCGATATCGCCCCGCGCGCCGAAGGCATTGGCACAGTGGACGCCGCCACCTGGGCCAACACGGCACAGTCACGCGATGCCATCATCATCACCAATCCGCCGTTCGATTGGGCGATGCTGCACCCGCTGCTGGAAAATTGGCGGGATCAGGTGCTGATCAGCTGGCTGCTGCTGCCGGCAGCGTTCATGCACACCCACAGCAATGGCCGCGGCGAAGTCATCCAGCGCACCCGCAAGATCGTGAGCATCGGCCGGCTGAAATGGGTGATTCCCTCTGATAACGACGATACCAAAGATTACTGCTGGTATCAGATCGGCAGCACTCCCGCGCCCGGCAACACTCCCGCCTTCCACGGCCGGGCTTGGCAAAAGGTGCAGCCATGATCATCGATGCGCTTGATTTCCTGATTCTGATCAGCGGCTGCACCTTTGCCGGTGGCATGCTGGCGTTCAATGCCGGCATCAGCAAGGGTTGCGATATCAGCCAGGCATCAGTGGAACGCGCGGCGAACGCTTTTGCCCGCGACAACGGCGCCACCATCGCCCTGGGCAAGGCCATGATCGATGTGCTGAAGCGCCACGCCGCCGCCCGCGGCTTTGCCGGCAGCGAACTGGAAATCACCACCCAGATGAACTGGGATCACGCCGGCCGCACCTACACATTCACCCTGAAAGAGGCCGATCACCTGGAAGGCCGGGCCAACTGATGGCCACCCGCGCCGCCCGCGCCCGCTATGCCACAAAGGCCGCTGTTGCGCGGGCTGTGGCCGTGGCGCGCGCCTGCGGCATCGATCCGGGTGGGCTGGAACTTGCGCCCGATGGCACGATCCGTATCATTCCCGCCAGCGCCCGGCCACTGGACCTGTTCGAACAGCTGGATGCGCAGGGGAAGTTATGACGATCAAGGGCCTGCACTTTGTCGCCCGCCGCCAGCAGGGCCGGCCGATTCGCTGGCACGTTTACGCCTGGCGCGGCGGCCCCTGCATCCTGCGCAGCGAAGGCGGGCCCCGGCCCACGCTCACCCCCGATGCGCTGGCCCGCTATCAGGCCGCCATCGCCGAACGCCATGCCGTGCCGGCCGATACGATCCACGGGCTGGCCACCAACTGGCGGGGCAGCGCGGCGTGGCAGGCGATGGCCGCCACCACCCGCCGGCAATGGGCTTACACCCTGGCCGATATCGAAACCAAATGGGGAAAGATCCCGCTGGGCATTTTCGATGATCGCCGGATCCGGGCCAAAATCATCGGGTGGCGCGATGATGCCGCCGCCACGCCCCGCAAGGCGGATTATCGGGTGCAGGTGCTGTCGGCCCTGCTGGCCTATGGCCGCATGCTGGGCCGCCTCACCCACAACCACGCCGAAGGCATCCCGCAACTGTACAAGGGCGGCCAGCGCAGCGCGATCATTTGGACGGTGGACGAAGTGCAAACGTGGCAGCATGCCGCGCAGCCGGTGCGCGATGCCGTCAACCTGGCGCGCCTCACCGGCCTGCGCCGCGGCGATCTGATCGCGCTGCCGATCGATGCCGCCGGCAATCACGCGATCGTGTGGCGCACCGGCAAAAGCGGCCGGCGCGCTATTGTGCAGATCCCGATGCTGCCCGAACTGGCCCAGCTGGTGGCCGATCTGCGCACCCGCCACCGCGCGCCGGGCGTCACCAGCCTGCTGGTGAACAGCCACGGCCACCCGTGGACGCCCAACGGATTGGGCAGCAGCTTCACCGATGCCCGCGCCCTTCTGGCACTGCCCGATAAACATTTCCACGATTTCCGCGGCACCTGGTGCACCGAACTTTGCCGGGCCAATCTCACCAACCGGGAAATTGCGCGGCTGATGGGGTGGACCGAAGCCCAGGTTGACACGATCCGCACGCTTTATGTTGACGAAGCGGCGGTGGTGGTGGCAATCGGCGAACGCCTAGCTGGCCGCACCGCTGTAAACGGAAGTGTAAACCAGTGAGCGCCAACGGGCCTAACCCGTTGATAAGCGGGTATGATGTAATGGTAGCCTGTCAGCTTCCCAAGCGGCAGGTTTCCCAGCAAGATCAATCGGTTGCGTGTAAACCGCCGAAAATCACGCCCAATCAAATCAAAGGGATACAGCCGGGGTGTAAACCGGAATCGCACACTTGCGCCGCGCTGGCGCTGTGGGTGCTAGGCGATCAGGTGATGGCGCGGCAGGCGGCGCGGGCTTGTGACGATGGGCAGCCTAGAACAGCCCCAGAAACTTGCGCTTCGGCTGCAGCGCGTCCCTGATTTCGGCTTCGCGCGCTTCGCACCTGGCATAAATTTCGATGATCGTGGCACGGCCGGCGTTGGCGGTGGCCAGCTGCAACGTCTGGCTGGCGCCGAACGGCACCCAGGCGCGCGCGATCGCCTCCCAATCGGTGGCAGCGTTGCCGGTAAAGGCCGGTGCAGCGGGCAGCGCCGCGCTTGGCGTGTCAGCTGTTAGGCTTGGCGGGATCTGTTTGGCGCAGCGCGCAGGCGGGATCTGCAGCGCCACTTGTGGGCGAAAGCAGGCAGACAGCGGCAACGCCAGCGCGGTGCAGATCAGCAGGCGAAACGGCGCTGCGGATTTCAGATTGTGCAGCATCATGAATCCTTTCGATGCGGCGGGTTTCGGTGAAATGGCGTTCGATCACGCGGGCGGCATCGCTGGCCGCCGCGCCGCGCTTGTCAGCCACCACGGTGCCGGCCTTGGCCGTGGCCAGGCGCGTGGCATCGCGTTCGGGCCGGCCGATCAGCAGCCACCACAGCAGCGTGATCAAACTAGCCGCCGCCAGGGCCAGCAGCAGCGCGATCGCCGGCCAGGTGCGGGCGGGCTTGATCATTTGGCAATCACTTCGTGGCTGCTCACATCAACACTCATGCCTGCCGGCCCGTTGATCTTAAGATTACGCAATAGGTTGCGCGCCACCAGGCCCAGCTGCTGCACGCCCAGCAGCGCCAGATTGGCCAGCCCAAACGCGCCCAGCAGTTCGATGCGCTTGGCAGCCAGCGCCGGCGGCCACTGGCCATAGGCCAGATCGATGTGCAGCCAGGTCAGGTGCACGATGGAATAGATGCCCAGCACCATCATGGCCGCACGGTAAACCCACCCGGCCCAGGCTTCAGCGGGCGGCCTCATGCCGCCAGCCCTTCGGAATAGATCATGCGCCCGCCCGGCCGAACGGTGGCGGTGAGAACTTCGCCGCGCAGGCGGCCGGCGCGATAGGAAACATGAACCCACCCGCTTCCGGGCACTGCCGGGTGCCAGGCTTCCAGGATCAGCTGATCGAACGGGATGCGCGCATCGATGATGGCCTGCGCCAACGCCCGGTTTGAAAGGCCGGGCCGTTCAATATCCACCGCTTCGCCCAGCACGTGCTGCGATGTGGCCGCCCCGCCGATGCGCCGATTTAACGCCAGGCCACGATAGCCGGAATTGATCACCAGCGGGCCGCCAATGCGGGCCCGCAGCGGTTCAAGCACTTCGGTGCACAGCGTGCGCAGCGCCTGCAGCACGGCCGGTGGCGGGCTGTTGTCGATGCCGTGGCGCGCCGCCGCCTGCGATCGCGTCAATTCAGCCAGCGTAAAATTGGGTGACAGGTTCACGGCTTCGCCTCCAATTTCATCGCCGCCCGGCGCAGCGCATTGATCGCCAAGTGCCGGCCCAGCTGGGCCGGGATGCCGCATGTTTCCAGGAACACGGCTTCGCCTTTCGCCTGCGCCACGAATTCGCGGGCCAGGCGTTCGGTGATTTCATCGGCGGCATCGTTCGCCGCGGCCAGTTCGGCGAAGGCGTGCAGGGCCGTCATGCCCACCACCGCCCGCCGTCCATTGTGATCAGCTGCCGCTTGGCGTTGGCGTGCGTGATCACGAAACTGTGGCTCCACCCGCTGGGCCCGGTGTTATATCCCTGATCCAGAGTGCCGAAGATTCCGGCCATCCACACCCCATCAATCACCTGCGGGCTATGGCCGTGGCCAATCACCATCCGAACGGCCACGCGGGCCAGGTTGTTGGGATTGCCGCGCGCGCCGTTCGGGCCTTCATCCCCGTGCGCGCCCACCTCCACACCGCCGGCGCTTTGGCACACCACAAAACTGCCGTTGCGCGGCACGAACACCACATCAGCCAGGCCGCGCCCGGTGGGATCGTGGGCGGCCAGCGCATAGCTGATGATATCGAAATCATCATCACCGGCTTCGATCGCCCGATAAAGGCGGGTGGAAAGTTCGCACCAGTAACGGGCATTGGCTGGATCATCCGCCGGGCTGGCTTCGCGCAGCCACTTCACCAGCGCATCATTGTGGTTGCTGGCGGCCACGATCGAAATGCAATCATCGCGGGCTGTCTGCCGCAGGAACCGGGCCGCCTGCGCCACTTCGGCTTCCACGCTATCGGTGCCGCGTGCGTGCATCTTCACCTTGAAATGCGGATCATTGCGCCGGTGGTGATTGCGCACCTTGAAATCGATCAGATCCTGAAACACCTGGTGCCGCGGTTTCAGGATATCGATCACGCTGCCAGCCTGGGCAACCGCTTCGGTTTCAACATCCAGGCCGAACACCGTGCGCGCCACAACAGGATCAAGCCCGATGCGGTGGATATCGCCCCAGGTTGCCGCCTCCACCCGTTCGCCCGCAAACACACGTTCGCCTGCAACCCGCGTTGTCAGATCCTGAAAACTGCCATCCTCTGCGGCGCCGATCTGGCGCGCAAACAGGCGGCCTTCGCCGTCAAGCTCCACCAGCACCGCGCCAATGCTGTGGTGGAATTCAGCTTTTTGCCCCGCTTTTTTTTCGATGTAGTTGGCGATCGTGCAGGCGCCCGTTGTCATTATGTGCGCCGCCGCTTCGCCCGGCTTGGCCGGCACGCTTAACAGCTGCACCTTGGCATGCGGGAACACTGCCCAGCGCCCACGGCTGAATGTTTCCAGCCCCGACAATGGCCGCACCGCGGTGGGCAGGATGTTCATCTTTGCCGCCCACAGCAGCGGCCCCAGATCAAAATTATCGTGGTCCAGATAGGGCTGCACCATGGGCGAGAATGCCGCCGTGCGGGTGGCGTGATCTTCAAACAGCCCCTTTTGATAGGTGAAACCGGCCACCCGGATTTCGGCCCCGATGTGGCGGGCAAACGCCTGCAGATTGACCCAGAACGGGCCGTGCACCGCCGTATCATCCTGGGCCGCTGTCAGCAGCCAACGCCGCACCGCTGGCCTGCGCGCCGCCAATTGGGCCGGCAACGCATCACACGCCGGCGGTGTCGCCAGTGGTGCGCCGGCATCGGCGCCGCGCTCACGGTGCCGCCGGATCGCGGCCAAGATGCCCGCTTTGCCCCCATAGCCGCCCAACTTTGCCAAGCCCCTGGCGCTGCCCGCCGCCTGTGCCGCTTCATAAATTGCGGCATCCTGCGCGGGATCAACGTCTGTGGCGTTGCGCGGCAGCTTGATTGCTGGGCCGGCCATGTTCAGGCGTTCAGGCGCCGGCCAATAGCCGCGATGACACGCTGCGCCGTGTTGGTTTCGTAAATACGAATCACCGTCCAAATGATGGTGAACAGCGCGGCAAGGTTCGGCAGCCATTGCGCAAACGTGGCCAGCACAACGCCGAGCGACACTGCATCGGCCCCCACCTTCACGCTTTGGATTACATCATGGCTGTCGAACATTTCAGCTGTTCCTGTAATCATTATGTAGAAGGCAGCGCGCCGGCGCCGTGAGACAGGTAATTTTTCACAGCGGCGGCAGCCCATCTTTGATTTGCTGGGCCTGGGCAGTTGTAAGTATGGCAATGGCTTCGGCACGATCGATACCGGCCCGCACCATGGCATCATCCAGATTGATCGGGCCTTCCCACGCTTCGAACAGGCTGCGGGCGCGGGCCATCTGCACGTCGGTGGATTGCTTCACCGCCAGATCGGCTTCGGGTGGCCACAGCAGCACATATTGAAACTTGCTGATCCAGCGCGTGGCGTCCACAAACGCCTGGCGCGGCACATCCCAGCGGGTTTGCAGCGGCACTTGGCGCAGGGTTTCGCCTTCGCCTGCGGTGGGCGCTTCGGCCACCGGCCCGGCCACGATCACACCGGTTTGATCATCGGTCACGATCCACATCACAGCACCCGGACAAACGATGGCGGCACGTTAACCGAACGCGACTGCCGAACCGAAACGGCGCGGATATCGAACAGGCGATCGGCGCCGCCGTTGGTGAAGGTGGCGCCGGTGATCACCAGTTCCACCGGCTCTGTGGTGGGCTGGCTGTCAGTGACGGTGCCACTTGTCATCGCCGCCCAACTGCCCGCGCCGGCCACGCTAATTTGCAGTTCCAGGCTACACACGCCGGCCACCCCCCCCGTGTTCAGGTACAATTCGGCAGCAGCCGTCACCGTTTGGCCATTCAACAGGCGGATCGGATCAAGCTGTGCCGCGCCTGTTGAAAGCGATTTTATCGGCGGCGCTGAAACGCCGGTGGGCCCTTGCGCGCCCACGTTGGCCAACAGAGCCCAGTTTGCCCCCGGTGGGCCATTTGCGCCCGTGCTGGTGTGAGCAATGATCACCGTGAAGCTGCTGCCGTCGCGCGTGACGATATCGCCCAGCGCATAGACCACCGATGACGCGGACCATGCGCCGCGTTGCAGTGCGGGCAGCACAGCGCGCGTCACATCAGCATTATCAGCAGGGCGGCCCGCGCCGGTGACATAAGGCCATTGCGCGGTGGTCGCGGCGCTGGCCACCGCTGGTGCAATTGCAGCTGAATCGGTATAGCCACCGACAGGGGTTCCAGACGGCGCGCCGACTGTGGCCGTGCCAAGATACACCATGCTGATTTCGTGGATGCGGATTGTTTCAGGGATCGCGCCGTCAAAATCGATCCGCACCCTTCGCACAATTTCATCGCGCCAGGCGTTGCCGCCGGCGGTAAGGCTGTGCATGTCCAGCAACACTTCAAACGGCGTGCCGTTCGTGGGGTGGTTTGCCGGAATCCAATCACCGTTTTTTGATCGTGTTCCATCGATCGGAGCATAGGCGTTAGTGCTGAAATAGACTTCCACGTTGCGCATGCCCGCAGACAGCGTTGCAGTAGCTGACAAGATCAGCCGCAGATAGCGCCCAACCCGTCCATCAACACCCAGCATGTCAGGCGAAAAGAAAGCACAATCACTTGAGTTTGCGGTAAATGTCGCAAACTGTTCGCCGGCCGTTACAGTTGGAGCCGCGCCAGTAAAGGTGACGCCAGACCAGCCATTCAGCGACTGATTGTTAAACGCCCATTGCCGCACTGCCACACGTTGCGCCGTGTTACTAATCTCGCCATCTGTCAGGGTGCGGCCGCCGCTGTCTTGCAGGTTTGTGCCCGCAACTGCACCGACTGTCGCGCCCGCCTGCGCAGGCTGCAGGCCGGAAACGAGCGTGCCATCGGGATAGCTGATCTGATCGGCCACGCCGATCACCCCATATTCGCCCTCGCTGTGCACGCGCCAGGTGGGTTCGGCGGCGATGGCCTGGCGCCAGAACGGCGCGCTGGTTTCCAGCAGCTGCACATCGGCCACCGCCGGCGTGCGGCTGCCATCGGCGGCCAGCGTGAAGGCCGGGCTGCCGATCCCGGCGCGGGCCACGAACAATTTGCCATCAAAGCCCACGCCTGCCGCCGCGTTGCAGCTGGCGGCGATCTGCTGGATGATATCGCGCGCCGTTGTCTGTTCGCCCAGGTACAGCGAAAGGTTGCCGCCGCCCGGCAACGTGGCCGCCCAAGTGTCCAGCGCGCCCAGGCTGGTGCTGTTGATCTGGCCGGCGGTGGCGCCGGCGATTTCGGCGATGCGCTTGATGATGGCGCCGGGCCGGCGCACCCATCCGGCGGCGCTGCTGTTGTCGCCTTCCACCCAAAAGCTGGGCACGGCCGCCGGCGCGCCAAAGCGCACCAGGCCCAGCGCCAGGCAGGTGCGCAGGCTGCCGGCCGCGATCGTGGCGCCGGCAAGCGCTGCATAGCTGGCGTCATTGCCGGTAAACGCCCCGCCGCCAAAGCGCGCCAGGCGATCCAGCACCTGCGGCACCGCCTGCACGCTGCCGGCCCCACCGTGCAGCTGCCAGATGTTCAAGGCGCTGTTGATCAGCACACCAGGGACAAACTGCGGCGCGCCGAACGCCAGCGGCTTGGGCGCGCCTTTAAGCGCGGCCAGGCCTTCTGCATTGCCAGTGCCGGCATAGATGGCCAGCAGGGGCTTATCCAGCCAGCGATCATCCGGGCGCAGGCCAATACGCAGGCGGCCGTTGCTGCCGCTGGCCGGGCGGGTCAGGCCAGCGAAAACCTGCACATATTCACCCCACGAACCGCCCAGCGGGCCCTGCCACACAGTGACCGCGCGTTCCCCCCAGCTGTAGCGGGGCGCATTGGAAAGGATCGATGCCGATCGGGTGGTGGTGATTTCCAGATCGCCAATGCCAATGCCGATCTGCCCGGAGAAATCCCCATCGAACAGATCAAGCCTGCGCTGCGGCGCGCGGGCCAGGACCGGCCACCAGCGCTGCCCGTTCAGGCTGGTGACGCGGTGATCATCCACGTTGCAGGCGCGCAGCACCACCGCCGCGCCGGCCACCGGGTCCCAAGCGCTGATTTCAATTAGGGTTACAGCCATCAGATCACGCTGCGGATTTCAGCGCGCCATTCAAAGCGCTGGCCCACGTTCCACACCATGTTCAGGTTGCCACCCAGCGGGCCAAAATACAGCCGGCGCTGGCGCTGGGCGTTGGCATCGGGATCGGTGCAGATCAGCACCATGCCGTTGCCGCCCACCTGTTCCATCAACACGCTGATGCGTTCTTCAGCTTCGGTGCGGGTGGACCAGGGCCAGCGCAGCGAAAGGGTGCGCAGCTTGGCGCTGCGGTTTGGCAGCCACACGCCGCGCGGGCTGAAATCAGCTGGCGCCAGATCGGCCACGCCCAGCGCCGCGCCAAAGCTGAAATTGACTTCGGGCTGATACCGGCGGCCGATCACCAGGCGGCCGATTTCGATCGGCGCCGCCAGCCCGGAAAAACTGATGCGCCACCACCGGAAACTAGATGGGCTGGCCAACACCGCCAGCGCATGGGTGCGGCCGCTGGTGGGCGTGGCGCTGCCGGCGGCGATCGCGCCGGTAAACAGATCACTGGCCGCGCCCAGATTGGCCTGGGTGGTGGCGCCGCGCACAGCCCAGTTGCCGGTGGCACCATTGGTTTGCAGCAGCGCCACGGTATCGATGCTGGTGGCCACGCCGAAATCCAGATCGATGCTGTCGGTGTCACCGGCGGCCGCGCTCACATATTGCACGCCGATCATGTCGTTAAACAGATCGCCCAGCACAGTGGGTGCAGCCGCACCCGCTGGCGACGACAGCGCGGTGGGCACCAGCGGGCCCAACAGGAATCCGTTGCTCATGCCATCACTTCCAGCGTGGTGGTTTCCGCGTCATCATCAATAACGATGCGCGCGGCCAGCCCGGCGGCGTTCACCACCAGATTGGCATCGATCAGGGTGATCGCCGGCGTGGCGGTGCTGGCATCCAGCGCCAGCACCGATTGCACCTGCACCTGAAACCGGCGGCGTTCGGTGCCGATCAGGGCGGCCGCTTGGGACAGCACAGCGGTGGCATCGGCAGCGCTGTCCCAGAACCCCACCCGCGGGCTGGCCAGGCCATCGCGCGCGCCGGGCTGGCGGGCAAGCACGGCCGCATCCTCACTGGTGATGGTGCTGGCCGGGCGCGTGGCGCGGGCGATATCGGCGGCGGTGGGCGCAGGCATCAGGCAGCCTTCACATCATCGATTACGAAACCGCGGCCACCGCCGCCGCCACCGATGCCGGCCTGGGCCAGCGCCGCGGCGATCTGCTGGCCGATCATCGCCGGCAGCTGCGGCAGCATGTTCAGCATGGCAGTGTTTTCTGCTGTCGCGGCAGTGTTATCGGCGGTGGCGCGGGCGAAGGGATTATCGCCGGTGATGCTGGCGGCGTTATCGATCGCGGCAATTGCCCGCGATGTATCGGCCTGCACCTGCCGGAACGTCGAAAAAAAGCTGTCGGTGCGGCCAAACAGTTGGCCTTCGATATCCAGCAGCCGCTGGCCCGCCGCCACAAACGCACCTTGATCAAATCCGCTTTCACCGATGCGGCCGGTGGCCGCCTGGTAATTGGCCAATGCAGCGCTGCGCTGATCGCCCAGCGACAGCGGCGATGCAGAACCAAAGCCCAGGCTCGACAGGAAATCGCGCAGGGTTGACGTTGCCGCCGCTGCTGCATCCTTGATCGCCTGCAGGCCGCGTTCATATCCGGCGCTGGCCTTGTTTAAATCGGCGGTGCTGCTGCCGGCTTCGATCATGATATCGCGCAGCTGGGTGAATTCATCGGTTAGGCTGCGCACCTCCTTGGCAAAAGGATTGGCAACTTCATCGAACACGCGGAGCGCATTAGCCAATGCGGCCGCCTTGCCCACTTGGATCTGCAAATCGCCTGTACTCAAAAGGCGTTTAACGCTTTCATCCACCCCAGTGATCGCGCCCTGGCTGATGGCGTTGCGCAGCGCCGCGGTGATCGCTTCTTCCGGCGTGGCAAAACTTTGCCGGCCCGCCGCCTTAAAATCGCCGCCGGTGGGGTTGAAATAAAACGTGCCCTTGTTCGATCCGATCGCGCCCAGGTTCAGCCCGTTGGCAACGCTGCCACCCAACGCGCCGGCCAGCTGCGCCAGGCCCTGGGCCACACTGTCCACCAATCCTAATGCTTCATCTTCCCGGCCATCACCGCGCGCTGATATTCTGGATGCGCCGACCTGCCCGTTTTGAGTGGTCAAGAAGGCATCAGAATAAGGATCTTTGCCTGCGATCGATTCAAGGGCGCCGCCGGCAAACAGGCCGATCAGGGCACCGACCGGGCCACCAAGTGCAAAGCCGGCGGCAGCACCCGCCAGCGCGCCTACGCCGCTCGTTTTTTCCAAAGGCTCAAACACAAAATCAAGCGCGGCGCCGATTGGCTTAAATGCTAGATCAAAGGCACGGCCCAGCGTTTGGTTTACTGCGCGATCAGCAAACGAGCCCGCCACATCTTTCAAACTTGCTTTAAGGTCGTCGCCAAAATCCTTAAAAGTAATCTTTAAATCATCGAACACCCGAGACAGCAGCGGCACATCCTTATTAAACAGCTTTGTGGCATCCCGGATTTGCCTTGCGGCTTCGTCCAGCGCTTTTCGGCCGTTTTCTGGTGACAGCGGCGCAAGCGGCGTCAAGGTGCGCGAAATCGATGCGTCTACCCCTGCCTGGAAACCTTTACCTAGGCCGGCAAGCGCGTCTCGCGTTGCTTCTGCATTGCGGGCGATCGTGAAATACAGATCAGCCTGCAGCCGCAGTTCGGGGGTAAGCGCCTTGCCGGCCTGCAGTTCCAAGTTGCGGAAAAACGCGGCCTTCTGTGCTTCATCGCGTGACAGGCCGGCAGTTTCCGCCTGAAACCTTAAATCGGCCAGCGACTTGCTAACCGCGGCGGCCTGCTGTTCTGCGGCGCGGGCCACGGCCTTTTGCGCGGCTTCCTGCTTTACCAGTTCCTTGGCCGCCGCTTCGGCGGCGCGGCGCTTGTCGCCTTCGGCCTTGGCCGCATTAGCAGCGGCGCGGCCGGCCGCCAGATCGGCAGCGCCCGACAGGCGATCGGCGCCGGGCAGGCCCGCAAACTGCGCAGCACCTGCTGCAATACTCAACGGCGCAGGCGCCGGCGCAGCTGGTGCAGGGCGCAGGCCAAAGCGCACCAGATCATTCTGTAACGCGGCGGCGGTAAAGGGCGCAGGGCGGTTGGCAATATCATCAAGCGCGCCGCCCAGAAAAGCCACTTCGTTGGCCAGGCGCTTCACGAATTCGCGCGCGCCGTCATAGGCGCCGCTGCTTTCCGCCAGTGCGCGGGCGGAATCGCCGATGGCATCTTTCAGACGGAAAAAATCGCCGGTGAGATTATCGCCACCGGCCGCACCGGCACCGCCCACGCGGTTGCGCAGCGCATCGATCAGCGCCTGCTGCGCTTCGAAGGTCTTGCCGGATTCGGCCAGCGCTTTTACCGTGGCCAGCGTTTCCACGCCCAGAAACTTAAACCCCTTGGCCAGCCCATCCACATCACCGGCCGCCAGGTTCTGCAGGACATTGCCCAGCTTTTCGCTGTTGGAAACCACATCGCCGCCAAAGGTTGCGGCAAGATCCGCCGCCAGTTCCAACACATCTTTAAACGTGCTGCCGGCGATGCCGCGGAAACTGGAAAGCTGTCGTTCGGCGGCTAAAAATTCCTCCGCCGAAATTGCAAATGTGGTTTCTAGTTCATCGGCATAAGCGCGCAGCTGCTGCGCGCTGAATCCGGTGGTGTTCCCGGTGGCCTTAAGCACGGCATCCAGCTTGCTGGATTCCTTGGCATAGGCTTCGGCCTCGCCGATCGCGAACCCCAGCGCGGCCGAAACGGCGCCAATGCCCGCCGCCGCCAACAGGGCCGGGCCAGAAAGGCCCGCCAGCGCGCCGCCCACAACCGGGATGCGCGATGCAAATTCGTTCAGCTTCGAATTGGCTTCACCGGACAAGCCTTCACCGATCTGGCGCCCGCCGGTTTTTGCCTTGGCCGTGGCCTGATCGATCGCGCCATCGAACTGCGCGCGAAATTGCTGCGCATTCAGGGTAAGGCGGGCAACGATTTCGCCGATCGCCATTGGCTTTCCCTATGCAGCAAAGGCCCGCAGGCCGCGCGGCATCATGCCGGAGCCAGCAGGCGAGTGGAACAAAATGTGGTGGGGTGGGCGCAGGTGGCCCGATACGTTTGGTGTAATGCAATCCGGTGCAAAATTCAACAGCCTGGCCGGGCCTATGCCGCCCCGCCCCGCGCCATCAAAGCCCGCACCTCCTGTTCAAATTCGGCGGTGAGATAACCGGCGGCGCGGGCAAAAATCGGTTGGATGTTCACCCGTTTCTTGATCGTCACTTCATCCAGCAGCAAAAAGATCAGCAGCCGTTCCTGCGCCCGGCCCTGTTCAAGCCGGCGGATTGTGGATTTCACCGCCACCCGGCCTGTCTTTTTCGATCGCGTGGCATTGGCCACAAGGTATAGTTTGCCGCCGATGCGCGCCGGCGACAGCTTTATCCCGGTGCGGCGCTGCCATTCCTGTGGGCCGATCGGCGTTTTGCCCCGGCCAACATAGCGCTTGCCGGCAGCGCGCAGCGGGATGGCCAGCATCTGGCCGGGCGATTTGATCGTGGCGCCCTGGGCATAGGCGCGGATTGCCCCCACCGTTCGGGCCTTGCCCTTCGGCCGCACATCGGCGGTGGGTGAATCCGATTGGCCGGTTTCCGGGTAGACGCGAGTGTTCCAGGCGCGGGCCAACTTGCCCAGGCCGGCGGCTTCATATGCCCCTTCCAGTTCTTTTTCCACGCGGCGCCCGGCCCGCTCCACCGATGTGCGCGCGGCCTTCAAAAAATCGCGTTCTGTCTGGGCGCGCAGCTTTTTCAGGGCGTCACTGTCGAACGCCAGTTCGGCGATGGTAAGCTGCCGGCCCAGTGTCATGGCGTGGCCCCCACCGATTTAGGCGGCGCCGTCATCTGATCGATCATGGCCAGCGCCTCTATCAGTGCGGCGGGCTGTTCAGCCGCGCCGCCGGCCAGTGGCATCAGGTGCAGGGCGCCGCCCATCGGCGATGGCACCCGGCACGCTGCCCACACATCCAGCACGCCCCACACCCACGCCGGCAGAATTACGCGGGGGTTTTCTTTCCAGAGGCGCCCATCGATTTCCCACCCGCCCTGCCCACGCGGCGGCTGCCTGCCGCAGTGGAAGGCAACGGGCTGCCTTCGGACGTGGACGGCGGCGGCGATAAAGGGCGGTGCTGTTCCGCGTACATGAGATTGTAAGCATGCCAGCCCACCGCGTTCAGATCCGGCGCCGGGATGGCTTGCAGGCTGGCTTCGCTGGCCTTGGCATCAGGGCCCAGGCCGAACGGTTGATGCACGTTCTGCCAGCCCACCAGAAACCACTGTGCCGCCAGCACCGGCAGCGCGTGTTGCCGGCGCGATTCCGCCGCGCGCAACTGGCCATATTCGGGCCAGCTGCGCAGCGCCATTTCCAGCCCGGCCAGCAGCTGGGTGGTTTCATCGGGGATGGCTTCGGGCGTGGCCATGTTGGCCCGCCAAGTCGCCAAGGCTTCCAGCACCTGGCCGCGCGCCTCGCCATCCAAAAGGGCAGTGACAGCGCGTTCGGCGGCATCGATCAGATCCCACGGAAACACGCGGCCGCTATTCCACGGCGGGCCGCCGATCACGCCTTCGAACATGGCGCGATCGGCAATGGAACCGGGGCGCACCAGATACACAGGTGCGCCCGGCGGGGTGGACCCGTCCTTAAGATACCAGGGCGGGGTGAATGGCTGGGGGGCAGCGCTGGTGTAAATCATATTAATAGAACGTCAGGACAAATTCATTGTCGCGGGTGCTGCTGTCACTGCCAGGATTGATCAGCTTAAGCTGCAACGCTTCGGTACGGGCGCCAGCGCGGTCCGACCCATCGGCGCGATCCACCGGCTGCAACACCGGCATGGTCAGGCCCCAGCGATTGCCGCCGGTGTAGCCCGCGCGGATCAGGCCGGGGTAACGGCTGCCGGCCTTGATATCGGCCAGCGTGTCGCGGGTGGCCACGTAAGTTTGCAGCGGATCGCAACTGAACTGGCTGTCACGCCCGCCGATGATCCCTTCGCCAAATCCGGCAAGGCTGTTGGGATCGCTAGGCGTTTCAACCTGTTGGTTGGTGGTCAGGTTCCAGGTGTCGATCGCCAGCGCGCGGCGGTTGATCAGGAAGGCTTCAGACACAGCGGCACCTTGCACCAGCAGCGGCGCACTGTGGCTGGCAAAGGTAAGCGTTGCCGGAAAGGCGTTATCATCTTCGCCGACATACACGCCCGTGCCCGTGAACGTGGCGATGCCGGGCCGGCTGCTGCCGCCGGTCATGCTGATGCTGCCGCGCACATCGATGAAACGGCGGCGCTTGCCGCCCATGCAATAATGCACCGTCGCCAGAGGGTGATCGGTGACGCGGGCAGCGGCATCGGCCGGGCTGGTGGGCGCATAGGTCCAGTTGGCGATCAGCGCGATGGTGCTGCCGGTGGTGAACGCTGTGGCCATCACACTATCGGCGAAAGTGGCCAAGCGGCCCGCCGTGTAATCGCTGCACAACAGCAGTTCGCCATTGTTGGGCCCGGCGGCCACGCTAAACGGCATGCCGCGATAAGCCTGCGCCGTGGCCACATATGGAGTGGCCAGCGTGGCGGTGGTGGTGGTGCCAACTGTGGCAGCGGTGGCGGCAACAGCTGCCGTGAACGCCCCGCGCAGGCCAGAAGCGCGATACACGGCATGGTGCGGCGGCGTGACCAGCGCGGTGTAGGTGGTGCCAGCCCCGGCACCCTTCAGCTGAAACTGGAAAGTGAGTGTAACGGGCTGGCCGATCACCAGCGGCGCACCCGATGCTAGGCCGATACCAACTTCAGTGCTGGCCTGGAACTGGGTATCGCTGCTGTTCGAAAAGCTGTCAGCTTCAAACGAGATGGCATCCACGTTGGCGGCCGGGCCAGCATCAACGCCAGCACTGGATTGGATCTTAAACAGGATTGCCTGCTGCCGGGCAATAATCGGAAGGCCGTCCATGGCGGTAACCTTTCTTTAAAATGTGAGGAAAGTTTCAGACCGCCGAAGGTTCGGCGGGCTGGTCGGACGCGGGCACGGGCGCAGGCATCAGGTGGCCGCATTGCACCAGATGATTAGCCTGTTCGGCTGTAAGGTGCGGGCCGACAGTGACGATATCGCCGGCACCCACCGTGATGAACTTGCCATCACCATCAAGGTGCGGCGTGCCATCGGGCGCGCGCAGCGGAAAATAGGTGCAGGCCATCAAGGCTGCGGCAACGGCTTTGGGCATGTGCCAATCCTTTTTTTCGGGTGTGCTTTAATTTAGCGCGGGATCGTGGGTGCGGGCGGTGAACTGGATATCGATCGACAGTTCAAAAAAGGTGGTGTTTTTCTGATCGATGGCAGCTGTATCGATCTGCAGATCGCCTTCGGTCACCAGCATGGCAATGCCGCCCAGCTGCGCGCCATCGGCGAACAGCGCGCGCACGGTGCCAGCATACAGATCGTTGATCGCAACGGCGGCATTCTGCCCAGCGATGAAACCACCAACCACCAGCTGCAGCGCATAGATGTTGTGGATGGCCCCGGATTCGATCAGGCGGTGGCCGCGATCATCCAGCGTCAGGGTGGGGCTGGTGCTGGGCTGGGCATTAGGCTGGCGCAACACCAGGGCCACGCTTGGCACCGTGTTTAGCCGGGCCAACACTTCGGCGATCATGGTTTCGCGGCGGGCCGTCATGCTTCACTCACAGTGATAACATAGCTGTTCGTAAAATCCTGATCGGCCACCTGGGTGATTTCCCACACCGCGCCTTCGGCATCTGTGATGGTGCCGGATTGCAGGGGAACGGTGGCAAGCCCGTTGCGCGGGATCTCAAACGAAACCCCGCGCAACGGGTTGCCCTGGCCGGTCAGGCTGCCCGCCGCATCGCCGCTTCGCACTGCTTGCACACCGGGCACAGCAACCGCACCTGCACCGGGCGGGGTGTAGGTGACAGTTTCCGCGGCACCAGTGCGAAACAGCACGGAACGCAAATGCAACAGCGGGCTGGCCATCAGCTTAGATCGTCGGACTCAGGCGCACCGCGATGGTGGCCACACCCGAAGCAACCGTGCCGACAGCGGCGGCCGTGCCAACCTTCGTGTTGCTGCCCACCGTAGTGGTGACGTTGAAGTTGGTGTTATCCCAGTACAGGGCGACACCTTCACCAATCGAAACAGCCGCCTTGGGCAGGGTGAACACGCCTTCGATCGCAAATTCGCCGGTGGCGGCGTTAGCCGTGTCACCAAGAGCAACGCCGAAAGTGTTGCCGCGCAACATGCCCTGCCCCGAAGTGACAGCGCGCGAGGCGGTGAGGGTCAAGATGTGACCCAGCTGAACTACGTTCCGCATGAAAAGGTTTCCTTAATAGATGGCGGAAAAACGCCGCAGGGCCGGGGATTAGCCCGGCCCTGCGGCAGTGGTTCCTTGGGGAGGAAGATTGTCCGGCGATTAGGCGCCGGCGTTATCGAACAGGCCGCGGTGATCGATGGCAGCCGCTGCGAAATCCAGACCGGCTTCAAGTTCGACACCCTGGAACCCGCCCAGATCACGGGTCGCCAGCTGCACGCCTTCGGCCCCATCGAGATAGGCATATTCAATGGTATCGATCACGCTGCTGTCTGCCGCCAAATACCAGCGGGTAAGGCTGCTGGCATCCAGCACCGCATCCACAACCAGGTTAAGGCTGTTGCGGCCACCAGGGCCGAACTGGTTCACGTTGCTGTTCTGCACTGGCATGATGGCACCGGTGACGAACTGTTCGGCCAGAGTTTCCAGCGAAGCCGGCACGATCAGGTGACGCGGGGCGATGTTCAGTTCCTCGCCCTGCAGGCCCTTCTGCACGCGCATGGCAGCGCGGCCCGCCGACAGGGTGGAAAGGCCGATGGCCGCACCCGAACCGGAACGGTTGCCGTTGCCAGCGCTGAACAGATCGCCAGCGTTATAGGTGCCGCTGCCGGTGAGCGCCGCATATACCGTGCGGTTTTCAAGGCGGCGGGCGGCGTTGGCAAAGCCGGTGGCCCAGCGATCCAGCGCACCCAGATCATCGTTGATCAGCGTCTGGCGGCTGATGTTGGTTTTCCGGGCGTAGGTGATCAGGCGATAAGTGGTGCCCTGATCGGACCAGGCACCGTGCTTGATTTCGCCGGCTTCACCCAGCGGCAGCAGATCGGGCGCGCCCGAAATCTGCGCAACAGTGCGGGCCTTGAAATCGGGCAGGTTGGCGCCGCGCTTGGCCCAGAGCATGTATGTCGGATTGTTTTCCGCATACTGATCGCGCAGCCGCTTGCTGACGACATTGGCCAGGATGTTGGGCAGATCGCTGGTGGTCATGCCCAAAGCGCGGGTGGCGATTTCGTTGCGAGACAGGCCGTTTACCGAAACGCCGCGCGATTGCAGCAGTTCTTCGGCAATGCGCATCAGGCCCCAGCTGCGGAATCGCCGGCCATTATCATCCGGCATGCCGCCAGGCGTCATTTTGGCCAGCAGGGCATTTTCAATGCCGGCGCGCATCGTGTCGCCTTCATCGCGGCCAACCGATACCGTGTTGCGGGTAACCGGCGCGTTGCCAGCGGCGAAGCGGCGGCCGATTTCAGCTTCCAGCTGTTCCTGGGTAAGGGCGGTGCCATCATGGCGGGCCACAATGGCATCCACATCAGCCTGCGGCAGCTGGGCGGCGCGGGTGGCAGCAAGAATGGCGCCGGCCGTGACGGTGCGAACGGCGCGGGTTTCAGTGATAGCCGCAGCTTGTGCCGGGGCCGGCGGGATGACGGCCGCCGGGGCGGCCACTTCGGTGGTATCGGGCATGATTGCCTCCGGGTTGGCCGCGCCGGTTTCGGCGGCACGGCGGATTATACAGGGGAAGCGCCCCTGCGCCGCATCGGTGCTGCGCGCGCCGGCTGCCGGATCGGCAGGCACGGGCACGAAGCTGATTTCTGCCGGTTCCCAATCGGTGGCGCGGTACAGCGGCCGCGCGCCTGGGGTTTCGGTGACTTCGTAACTGTGGACGATGTAGCCCACGGAAATATTGCGGATGATGCCGGCCTGGATATCGCCGACAATATCGGCGATCGATTCGCGCGCCGAAAGCTGCAGGGTTGCGATCAGCGCGCCGCCTTCAATGCGGGCCGAACCGGGCACCACTACACCGATTTGATCTTCAAGTTCTTCAGCGCGGTGGCTGTTCAGCACCGGGGCGCCGGCGTTCAGGCGATCGAAGCGGATGGCGGTATCGGAAACCACCAGTTCTTCATCCACATCGCGGAAGCTGTTCCAATCAAACATGGCGCGGCGGGCGCCGGTGCTGGCCACCACGTCGATGGTGCGCATTTCGGGGTTGAACGATTCAGCGCGCAGCGACAGGGCGCGGTGCTGGCTGCCGATCTGCACCTGTTCAGTGCGGGCCGGCGTGGGGATGGCGGCATCAGGCATTGGTGGCTGTTCCTTCTGTTGGCGGCGCGGCAGCTGCGGTGCGGGCCAGCGCGGCGTTAAGGGCCATGGTGTCTACGCCCAGTTCGGCCTGGATTAGTTCGCGATCGGCCTTGATGCGCTCCACCAGTTCCGGCAGCGTCCACCCGCGTTCTTCCGCCAGTTCCGACAGGGTGCGGCTGAACATATCCATTTCGAGTTTGGCCGCGCGGGCATCCTTTTCTGGATCCGGGCTGGTGATCGGGCGCGGCGGCGTCCAGCGGATGCTGGCTGCAGCCGCGCCCGGCAAGGATTGCGCCATAGCCCCATCGATAAAACCGCGGGCAAGCATGCGCCCCATGCGGGGGATCAGCACCTGCCACTGTTGCTGTTCGGCGAACTGGCCGAAATCAAACGAGCCCACGCGGTAACTGGAATAATTCACGCCCGACATATCGCCCGACATATGTTCGTACATTACGCCCACGCCGGCGGCGGCGAGGAACCCCATCTGCCGGATAAACGGGGACATATCGCCCACCGGCGCCACCGGGCCGGGCTGGAAGCTTTCGCCCGGCTTTGTGTAATGGATCATGCCCGGCACAAATTCCGTGACGCGGTTGCCAGCTTCATCCGGTGCGGATTTTACGCCCAGATCAAGCCCGCCCTGGCCGGCCGGTTCCGGCGATTGCACAAAGCCCACCAGGCAGGCTTCGATATTCTTGCGCATCGCCTCCCGATCGAGATAGGCGGCGAGTTCATTAAGCGGCATGATAGCCGCGGCAAAGATCGAAACACCGCGATCTTGGCCGGGGCGCAGCACATCGTACACCTGCACCACATCGCCGATCGGCACCCGAACCGATTCCCAGGTGCCGCGCAGGTGGCGGGAAATATTGGCCGGGTGATCAGGCAGCAACCAAAGCGCCACCTTGCGGCCATCGGCATCATATTCGATTCCGCGCTCAATCCAGCTACCGGTGGAACCGTAGAGGCTGGATTTCGCAAAATCGATGTGATCGATTTCCAGCACCTGAAACTGATAGGCCGGCCGCCCTGTGCTGAAATCGGCGCGATAGCGGCGCAGCAGCACATCCCCATCGCTATACAGCGCGCGGGCCAAAGTGAGTTGCAGGCCGTTCAGATCCTGTTCGCCCATCCAATCGGCGTTATCGACAAAGCGTGCATATTCGCTGCGCAGGCGGCGGTTTGCTGGCTTGCCATCCAGGCCCATCACACTCCCGGTTATGCCCGTGCCCACCGTGCTGCTCACCAGCTTGGCGTGGGCCTTGCGTGCATAGCCGTTATTCTGCAGCAGATTCCGGGTCAGGGTGCGGATACGCTGCGCGCCCTGTTCGGCTTCGCCACGCGGGCCGGAATCGGTGCGGCGCCAGTTTTCAATACGGCGGTTGCCGGGCCGCGCGGCTTCGTAGCTGCGCACATTGTCCAGCGCCAGGCGCGCCCGCGCGCGGGCCAGCCCGGCACTGGGCGACATGGCGGCGATGATTTGATCCAGCAGGTTCATGCAGCACCGTTTGAAAAGCTGATCAGCGACACCCGGCTGTTGCGGCCTGTGCTGGCTGGCTGCGAAACTTCGGCGGCGATCATGTCGCGGGTGCGCAGCATTTCATCCAAACTGCGATATTTCACCCGGCTGCCATCTGCATACGCCACTTCCATGGCGCCGCTGGCAATGGCCGCCCTGATGGCATCCAGATCAGTTTGCGTGAATGTCACGATCGATACCTTTCGAAGATGCTGCCCGCGCCCGCTGCCGGTTGCGTCCGGTCGGAGGAGCCCCCTGCAGCGGGCGCGGGGCCTGCCGGGGCGCTGCCCCCAGCGGCGAACGCCGGGGCAGGCTGGGTCAGAGCCTGCGCCAAAGCGCGCGCTTCACCCGGCAGGGATTCATCGAACAGTTCGGCCTGCGCCTTATCGGCAGGGCCATCCATGGCCTGGGCGATCGCCGCCCAGGCATCATCGGTGGTGCGTTTCCAGCCCATCATTTCAGCGGCCCAATGAGCATAAACCGCGCAATCTAGAACTTCGTTGCGGCGGCCTTTGAGGCGCACCCATTGATACTGGCGATGGCCGCGCTTGTTTTCGACTTCGCTGCGCACTTCGCTGGTAAGCTGTTCATACCAATCAAGGCTGAACCCCTTCCCCAGCGCGACATGGCCGCGGGCCAGCGGATCGCCCTTGCGCAGATCGCCATACAGATACGCCTTGAGCGCGCCGCCGCCGACTTCATACACGATGCGTTCGGCCGCAATGCGCTTGCCATTGGGCGCCGTCTGGCGGGTTTGCGCCATGCCGATCGCCGGCGCATGATCGGACCGGGCACCCACCACCGGCGCCACACGGGACGGCGGGTGGCGCTTTACCCAATCGAGCACCTTCTGCCGTTCGTAACCCACATCGATCGCCAGCTGCCTGATCTGGATTGGCTTTCCCCAGAAATCGGGCCAGCTTTGCAGCAGCAGCTTATCCAGCTGCGCCATTACATCATCGCCTTCTGCACCGGCGATGCTGCCGGCGATGATGATGTGATCCACCGGCTGCCGGCGCAAATTGGGGCCGAACGCCCACAGCCCCACTTCCACGCGGTTTTCCTGCACATCCACACCTGCAAACAGGAAGTAATGCCCAGGGGCAAGATGGCTGCGGCGCGCGATCGGGTTGGATTCGCCGCGCTCCATCAGGGCGTGATAATCGGGGGCTTCACCTGCGATCTTATATGTGAGGCCCACGCCATCGTTAAGAAACGTCCGTTCCTTGGCCTGATCACCCCGTGCCGTGGCATAGGCGCTGGCGATGCGGCCCCAGCTTTCAAGCGGCGCATAGGCAGCCCAGATATAGAAGCTGCGTTCGCCCGGCGCCGGGTTCAGATTGTGCGGCACCATGGTGGCACCGTTGGCCGGGTCCACCATCCAGGCGCGGTGCTTTTCTCCGATCGGGGCTTCGCAGCCCTGGCAGGTGAAGAACGCGCCTTCCTGCGCTGGGCGGCCTTCGTCCAGCGCGGCATCGATGTTGCGCTGCATGAACGCCCATTCCAGCGGCTGCAGCGTTTGGCAGTGCGGGCACGGCACGTGCCAATGTTCCTGGGTGCCGCGATGGAAGGCGCGGCTGATCTTGCAGCTGCCTTCTTCCAGCGGCGTGGAAACCTTCAGGATCTTGGCATCTTCATACGCTTTCGAACGACTGTCGGCCTGGGTTTCGGGATCGCCGGCATCGTTGTTTTCCCATTTTGACAGATCGTCCTGCACCTGCGCTTTGATTGTGTGTTGCGACAGGCTGGCCGAACTGTTGGCGCCAGTGGCCATGACGCTGCCGCGCCCATCCAAGCGTTCGAACAGCAGTTCGGTGACTTTGGCATCCTTGGGATTATCGAAGCTGATCACCTGCTGCAGCACCGGTGAATTGCGCACCTTGGGCTTTACCTTGCCAAACACCCACTTTTTGGCCTGCGGCAGCGTAGGGTGCACGCACATCAGCTGGGCCGGTGCCAGATCCAGCCAGCCCAACAGGAAACTATCGGCCAGCACCGTGCCGCCGATCTGCGCGGATTTCTTGAACGTCACCACCCGCGTGGGATCTTCGGGGCTCAAAGCCTCCATGATCGGCCGGAAGAACGGAAATTGTTCAAAGCTGTACCGGCCCGGCATCGGTTCATCTTGCCCGAAGATGATGCTTCGTTCGGTCCAGGCCACCAGGTCAACCGCCGCAGCCGGTCGCAGCGCACCAGCCAACACCCCTGCCACCAGCGTTTCCGCATCAGCAAAGGGTGGGCTGGTGAAGCCCGCGTGATCATACAGCATCAGGCGGTGGAGCGTTCCAGGCTTTCGGTGATATCGGCAAACTGCTGGCGTTCCCGGCGCAGCACGTTGCGCACGGAAATCAGCACTTCATTATAGGGCAGGCCGAACTGTTCGCTGATCGGCTTTGCAATGGCGACAGGCATTTTATCGAACAGGGCGCGCAGCGGCTGCAGCTGGCGGGCCAGGGCGCGCTTGACGGCGCCGATATCCACCAGCTGGCCGGCGGCCACAGCATCTTCGCGCGCGCCGCGTTCGATCTGCTGGCGCAGCTTATCGCTGTTCAGGCGCAGCTGTTCTTCGCGCAAGGCCTCCACCGAAGCGGCAGGCAACGCGGCCGCCGCGCGGGCCGGTTGATCGGCGGCCACATCCAACTGTTGCTGGCCTTGGATCGAACTGGGCAGGATCGGTTTCGCCTGGGCCAGCTGCTGGCCCAGATCCAGCGCGATGTTCAGCTGCCGCAACGCGGCCGCCAGGTTGATGCGCGCGCTGCGGCCTTTGCCCACCAGCGCATCGCCCGACAGTTTGCCGGCCTGAATCCACCGTGTCACCTGCGCAGGATCGCGGCCCACCTGTTGGGCAAACTGCGATTTGGACAGGACGGCGGCTTCGGTCATCAGATGGTGCTATCTACGTTGCCATCGGTATAACAGATCACCCGTATATTTGCGCCAATGTTGGCGGCCAGCACGCGCTGCACGCGCATGGGCACCGGGCGCACGCTGCCCGGCGGCACAAAGAACGACACGGCGCGGCTGGCGGCCTGGCCATCGATGCTGCCGGGAAGAGCATTCACCGGCACCAGGTCCACGCGCTGGAAGCCCGTGCCCTGGTTTTCAATATCCACCGCCTTCACGCCCACCGGCAAATCAGCCGTATCAGATGGCGTGGCGGCAAACGCGTTGCCGCACACCGCCGACAGATGGAAGCGGTTTTCCGAACTGTATGGATCGTTGCTCATAGCCATTGAGGGTTCCTTAAATTGCCGCTGCTGCCGGATTTATAAAAATGGCCGTCAGGCCCAGACGCGGTACGGAACTGCGGGTTCAAGAATTAACGGCTCCAAATCCGCAAGCTGGCCTTCGCTGAAGTTGCCGCGCAGATTTGTGTGCCAGCCAGGGTAATCCACGACGATAGGATCGCCGCCATTGTCGTAGCCCGTCACGCGGCTGAACGGCCCAACGTGGTCGATTGACACGCCAGCCACCGGAAAACCTTTGTCGTTGGTCACGCCCGCCGCCAGCAGCGCAGCGGCCATAGCCGCTTCGGTGGCGGCGATCAGATACAGATCGATCATGCGGACAAAGCCCGCAGCTGCTGATTGGTCAGGCGCGCCGGATAGAAGGTCAGCGCCTGCATATAACCCGTAAAGGCATTGCCGCCGTCTGCGTTTTGGCAACCGATACCTATCCGGTCAGGGAAAGGTAGATTGCCTAATGGGTCGGTGCCAACCGTTCCGCCATTTGCCGAAACTGCAAAATCGTCTGTGCGATAGGCGTATGCGATCTTGCGGACGCTGCTATTTCCAAGCGGCATGGCACCACCGAGGTTTGCCTGATTAACGCCAAGAACAGTAGTAAATGCGTTCCAACCAGGGCCGTAACCACCAGACAAAATTAGCTGGTGTTTAGAGTCGCTGACAGCCGCACTGTCAATTTCGTAGACAAACGGGAAGTCATTTCCCCCACCATTATTGATGCCTGTTGTGGTTGCAACAAACTTAGAAACAATTGTTCCTTCGCTCTGGTTGTACCAGCTTGCAAAGTTTGTTCCCGTCATTGTCACAATGTCAACCGCGCGCGTGACCGTAGAGGCCACGGTGGGGATGTAACTGGTGGCAAACGCACCGGCTTCGAGTTGCGCGCCGTAGAGGAAGGCGCCCGACACGCCATCACCTGTGTAGGTAATAGACCCGGCATCCATAAGATTTACATAGCAAGTTGTTGTAGTGCTATCCGCCGCGCCAATTACCGACACTCGATACCATCCGCCACCCGCGTTGGTTATCGTAGCGGTGCCTGTAACTACCGAAATAGTGCCTGCTATAAGGTTTACAGTGCAATCGGCAAAAGTAGCTGTGCCGACAGAACGCACCCTAACAGTAGTACGCTCCCCAGCCTTTAAATACACGCTATAAGTGTAACTTACCCCACTAAGAGTTGTTACTGCTTGCTGAACACGGTGCTGCGTAGTGGCGGATGTATTATCCACCAGCTTTTCAGCGTTTACCGTGCCGTCAGGCGAAGTCGTAGCGTTGGCAGTTATAGTAGAGCCGGTTTTTACCCACGCCGCGTTGTCAAACTCCGCCGAATAAAACAGCAAGTTTGACCGCTGCTCCTCCATCAGCAGGCCAAGCGGGCCCAGCGTGACCGGATCGTAGTCAAAGCGCGGGCCGTAGTAAGCCGAGGCAACCGTCTGCACATACGTTGATGGCAGCGTCTGGTAGGTCACGGCTTCAAACTGCGCCCCCCAGATAAATAGGCCGCTGGTGCCATCGCCCGCGTAACTGCCTGTGTTAGGTGGTAGTGCCAAAAAAACAGATGGGCTGTTTGTCGCTGTCAAAGTAGCGGCTGCGCTGATGGACACGCGCCACCACCCGCCCGAAACAAGGACTGCAGAAGATGCTGTTACGGATGCAGAAACATCCGTTATCGCGCCCGTCAACAGATTGACGTAAAATGATGGACGCGTTGTAAAAGCATTTCCCGCAGTAGTTGGGTGCATAGCAACAAATGCAACCGTTCTTTCGCCTGCCTTTAAGAATATTGACCACGTGTATGCGGTGCCAGCGGTCATGCTTATTGCTGCAACAGACGTTCTATGTGTGTCAGTAGACGTATCTTCAACCAGTTTGTCGCCGGTCATTGTTCCGTCTGGCGCGGTCATCACATCTGCGGTGATGCTGGCTCTGGTTTTGTTCCATGCCGGATTGCTGGGCTCTTGAGAGTATGTTGCTAGATTATTCGGCGCGTAGGTCACACGCCCGGTGGCGTCCACCAGTGTGGCGTTCGTCGTGCGGCTAAACGTGATGCGGCTGTCCAGCGTG